ATGGTCACATAAAATGTTTGCTTTAACTGACCATGCTTTTACATTAGCAGAAAAAGATAAAGAACCAGGTTGGTTAGTGTGGATTGATGTTGATTCATATGCTACCAAAAGATTAACACAAAAAGATTTAGAAAAGATATTAACTGATAATGTAGATATAGTACATACAGGTAATCATTCTTTTATTGCTTTTAATTTAAATAAAAAACCACCACTAGATTTATTATGGGATTTAAGAAGAACCTATATGAATGGTGAAGTTATACAATACAGAGAATGGACAGATAGTTTTATCCTTGAAAGACTTTTAAATATATACAAAGCACATGGTTTAAAAATAAAAGATGTTAGAGATATTATACCTAGTTATGTAATACATATGGCAGGAGCATCTAGTTCTAATATATTACCACTTAGAGATTCTAAAGGTAATCGTGTATTTGAGTTATCAAAAGATAAAGTATCACAAGACATTAGACCTGCAAGATATGAAAGAAATGCAGAACTTATAAGACATTTTAAACCTAAAACTATATTAGAAACAGGTACATGGAATGGTGGTCGTGCTATTGAGATGGCATTAGCTGCTTT